CTTATCGAAGAAGGAGATGATTTTGGATTTAGTGGTTCGACATCATGAAAATGACAAAAAAATTTGATGAATTGAATAGCACATTTAATGTATCTGGAGAAATTGTATCGGCAGAAGTTGATGCTCCTATCGAAAAAGTAGAAAAAATTGCATCAACGGTAGATGATGTCAAAAAAGATTATGAATACACTAGGGGAAATTTATATTCTTTAATTGAAAAAGGTCAAGAAGCAATTAATGGGATTCTTGAACTTGCCCAAGAAAGTGAAATGCCTAGAGCCTATGAAGTTGCTGGCCAACTTATCAAAAATGTTGCAGATGCAACTGATAAGTTAATGGATCTTCAGAAAAAATTAAAAGATATTGAAGAGGAGAAAGTTGGTAAAGGTCCAACCACTGTGAATAACGCTTTATTTGTGGGGTCCACTGCAGAATTAGCAAAATTACTCAAACAACAAACTCAAGATGAAAACGTTTAAGCAGTTTCAAGAAGAGTGGACTAATAAATATAAAAAGAGTATTGATTGCTCAAATCCAAAAGGATTTTCTCAACGTGCTCATTGTGCGGGGAGAAAAAAAAGAGCAAAAGGTGAACAGACTAAATCAAAACCAGTTGAATAATGCCCAGAATCAAACCACATAAAACAGTTGAGCAAATTGCAAAGAAGCATCGTCTTGATGTTTCTTTTATTCAGAAGCAACTTGATATGGGCGAACCCATTGAACATGAACATACAAAAGATCATAAACTTGCTATGGACATTGCTCTTCAGCATTTAGATGAAATTCCAGACTACTATACTCGTCTCAAAAAAATGGAAACATCTGCTAAAAAAGAACACAAAAAATTTACAGATGTTAATGAGGAAGGTCTCCGTGATTGGTTTGGTAAATCTAAATCAAAAGAAGGAAAATCTGGATGGGTTAATGTAGTAACTGGTGGAACTTGTGCAAGTGATGAACCAGGAGAAGGAGTTCCCAAGTGTGTTTCTTCTGAAAAAAGAGCAAGTATGACTAAAGCAGAAAGACTTTCTGCAGCTAGAAGAAAAAAAGCGGCAGACCCTGGTCAACAACAAAAAGCAGGAGCTGCAAAACCAACATATGTTTCTACAGATTCACCTAAAAAGAAAATGAAAGAAGAAATAGACGTACAAGAAGCAAAGGATAAGCCAGGCAAAGGTAGTGGAACAAAAGATGCCTGTTATCATAAAGTAAAGTCACGTTACAGTGTTTGGCCATCTGCATACGCATCAGGAGCACTCGTCAAATGTCGTAAAGTGGGTGCAGACAACTGGGGTAATAAATCAGAAGCAGTCGAAGAGCAAAGATATTGTCCCTTATGTGATAAGAGAGAAACAAGATCTGAATGTTCTTATGGTGGAAAGGCATGGGATAAAGTTTCTGTCAAAGACCATGAGTATTCAATGGCAAGGTCAGAACTTTCCACGATTGCAAATGCAGTTAAAAGACTTGAAAAGAAAGTAGGTAAAGGTGAAGGAGATCTTGAAGCTTGGGTTCAATCAAAAATCACCAAAGCAGCAGATTATATTGATACCGCAGCAGATTATCTTGATAGTGGCGAAATGGAAGAAATGAAATGTTGGCCTGGTTATAAAAAAAAGGGAACTCAAGAATTATTTGGAAAAAAATATAATCGTTGTGTTAAAAAAGAAAACGTAACTATTGAAGATGCGGATGGAAATACTTTTGCTGAAGTTGTAGATATAATCAAACCAGAACCCATTAAGGGATTTAAATCTCAAGTAGATGAGGCAACACGTCTACAAGCAGAAACCGGTAATATAATTTCAATTACAATTTCTTGGAGAGGAAAATACCACGGTATTCAAATGTTTTTCCCACAAACAAAATTACCTACCAGAAATGAAATTTCAGATGAAATTAATAAAGTTTATCCTGGAGCAAAAGTAATTTATCATTCAGTTTCTGAAATCAAACCAGGGCAACCACTGATTAGGATTGGTTATCAAGGTGGAAGTTCTGCAAAACCGGGGTCAAATAAAAATTATGTAAAAACAATGGGCGAAGAAGTTGTTTCCGAAGTTGCAGCATGGCAGCGTAAGGAGGGTAAAAATAAAAAAGGTGGACTTAACGAAAAAGGACGCAAATCTTATGAAGCAGAACATCCTGGAAGTGACCTTAAAGCACCTAGCAAAAAGGTTGGAAATCCCCGCAGAAAGAGTTTCTGTGCTCGAATGAAAGGTATGAAGGCAAAACTAACAAGTGCAAAAACTGCACGAGATCCTGATTCAAGAATCAATAAATCTCTTAGAGCTTGGAATTGTTAATATAAAGGAACTTTATTATGTCAAATGATGTTTATCTTGGTAATCCGCTTCTAAAAAAAGCAAACACTCCTATTGAGTTCACTCAAGAACAAATTCTTGAGTTTGTTAAGTGTAAAGATGATCCGGTTTACTTTGCAAAAAACTATGTAAAAATTGTAACGCTGGATCATGGTCTGCAGACATTCCAACCATATCATTTCCAAGAGAAATTAATCAATAATTTTCATCAACACAGATTTAACATCTGTAAAATGCCACGACAGACTGGTAAGTCTACAACAGTTGTGTCTTTCCTATTGCATTATGCGGTTTTCAATGACAACGTAAATATTGGTATTCTTGCAAACAAAGCAGCAACTGCAAGAGAATTACTTGATAGATTGCAAACTGCATATGAAAATCTACCCAAGTGGATGCAGCAGGGTATTATTGCTTGGAATAAAGGATCATTGGAGTTAGAAAATGGCAGTAAGATATTGGCAGCTTCTACATCTGCAAGTGCTGTCCGAGGTATGTCGTTTAATATCCTCTTTCTCGACGAATTCGCTTTCGTTCCGAACCATATCGCAGATTCCTTCTTTGCATCTGTTTATCCTACTATTACTTCTGGTAAACAAACAAAGGTCATTATAGTTTCTACTCCACATGGTATGAATCATTTCTACCGTATGTGGCATGATGCGGAGAAAGGTAAAAACGAATATGTATTTACTGATGTTCACTGGAGTGAAGTTCCTGGTCGTGATGAAGAGTGGAAAAAACAAACTATTGCAAACACTTCGGATCAACAATTCAAAGTAGAATTTGAATGCGAATTTTTAGGATCTGTTGATACTTTGATTGCACCAAGTAAACTCAGAACCCTCGTATACGACGCTCCTAAGACCCGTAGTGCGGGTTTAGATGTTTATGAAGACCCAGTAGAGAATCACGATTATTTGATTACTGTAGACGTTGCTAGAGGGGTAGGAAATGATTATTCAGCGTTTACAGTAGTGGATATTACTCAGTTTCCTCATAAAGTTGTCGCTAAGTATCGAAATAATGAAATTAAACCAATGCTTTTTCCAAGCATAATTCACGAAACTGCAACTGCTTATAATAGTTCTTATATTCTGTGCGAAGTTAATGATGTTGGAGACCAAGTAGCAAGCATTCTTCAATATGATCTTGAATACAATAATCTTTTAATGTGCTCAATGAGGGGAAGGGCTGGTCAAATTGTAGGACAAGGTTTTTCAGGTAAGAAAACTCAACTCGGTGTTAAGATGTCTAAAACTGTCAAAAAGGTTGGATGTCTTAACTTAAAGACGATGATTGAAGAAAGTAAGTTATTATTAAATGATTATGAGATTATTAGCGAACTTACAACTTTCATCCAAAAACATAATTCATTTGAAGCGGAAGAGGGTTGTAATGATGACCTTGCAATGTGTCTTGTAATTTATGCTTGGTTGGTCGCACAAGATTATTTTAAAGAACTTACAGATCAAGATGTAAGAAAGAGATTATATGAAGAACAAAAAAATCAAATTGAACAGGATATGTCTCCATTTGGATTTATCTCTGATGGATTGGATGATTCAAGTTTCGTAGATACTGATGGGGATAGATGGTTTACTGACGAGTATGGTGATCGTGCATATATGTGGGAGTATCTTTCTTAATGGAACTTGATAAGCAAATAAGATTAGGCCATTTATTGCTTGTTGATAGAAAATGTAGAGTCTGTGGGGAAATGAAAAATTTGATAGATGGATTTTATCAAACTCGCAAAGACAGAGGTCCAGTAGCATCTTCATATTCTTATGAGTGTAAAGAATGCACAATACACAGAATCATCGAGTCCAAAAAAATTACTTCAATAGGAAAATGGGAATATCCTGATTGGTAGATATTCACGTCGCATTTCCCCCGTGTAAAGTAAGTTTTTAATAAATATTTTTTAGATAAACTGAGAATTTACGGAGAAAAAAATGGCGACTCCTCAATTATCTCCAGGCGTACTCGTCAGAGAGGTTGACTTAACTGTAGGAAGAGCTGATAATGTTTTGGATAATATTGGTGCGATTGCTGGACCTTTTCCAATCGGACCTGTTGATTATGCGATTGATATTACAACAGAACAAGATCTTATTAATGTATTTGGCAAGCCTCTTTCAACAGACGCTCAGTATGAATATTGGATGAGTGCTTCATCCTATCTTTCATATGGTGGAGTTTTAAAAGTTGTTAGAACTGATGGTTCATCTTTAAATAACGCAAATGCGGGTGTTAGTATTGCATCCACATCTAGCTCAAAAATTAAAAACTATGATGATTATGTCGCCAATTATTCTGAGGCAACAAACTTTACATATGCAGCAAAGAATCCAGGCACCTGGGGCAATAATTTAAAAGTTTGTTTTATTGATGATTTTGCAGACCAAACCATCGGCATCAATACCACTAATCCTAGTGCATATGGCGCAACAATCGGATTTGGCGTAACAGCAGCACTCACAAATGCGGTTATTCCTGGTGCAGGATCAACTTCAACATTTACTGGATATTTAAAAGGTATTATTACTGGAGTTACAACAGACTCTACTAATGGCAACAGCACCATTGATGTTCACATTGTATCAAGAGTTTCCTCTGCTGGTACAGAGACAAATATCAATTATGCTCAGGGATATACCTCAGCATCATTTGCAACATCCCAAACTCTGCGTTTTATTAACAGCTCAGGTATTGCAACTGGAAATACATCCTCATCTGGATTCACTCCAGTTTCTGCTGTTGACTGGTACGACCAACAAACTCTAGGTCTTACAAACAGCACTATTTACTGGAAGTCAATCGCTCCAAAACCAACCACCAACCAGTATGTTGCAGACAGAAATGGTGAAGGTGATGGAATGCATATTGTAGTTGTTGATGATCTAGGAACTATTACTGGTAATCAAGGAACACTTATTGAAAAACATTTAGGACTTTCAAAGGCACTTGATACCGTATCCGCAGTAAATTCACCACAAAAAATTTGGTATAAAAATTATATTGCAGACTTCTCTGCTCAAATTTATGCTGGAAACAATCCATCTAGTGCAGCAGACTCTTACTGGGGAACCGCACCAAGAGCAGTTGGATTCTCAACTGGATTTACCGCATATACAACTGGCCAGGGTCTCTGGGGTCAAAATGCCCAAGGAATAACCTTCAGTGCTATTGGTAATAAGACTTACACTCTTACTGGTGGTGTCAACTATTCTGCCGCTGGTGGAATGACAGCAACCTTAGGTGATTTAACAACTTCATATGGACTTTTCTCCAATAAAGATGAAATCCAAGTTGACTATCTGATTATGGGTCCTGGTTTAACTAGCAAGTCAGACTCTCAAGCAAAAGCAAATTATCTAATTTCTGTTGCACAACAGAGAGCAGATTGTATTGCTGCAATTGGACCCCATAGAGCTGACCTGGTTAATATCACAAATACCACAACACAAACAAATAATTTAATTAGCTACTTTACACCACTTTCTTCTTCATCTTATGCAGTGTTTGATAGTGGATATAAGTACACATATGATAGATTTAATAATCTGTTCAGGTATGTTCCTTGCAATGCTGATGTTGCTGGTCTGATGTGCCGTACAAATATTATTTCTTACCCCTGGTTCTCTCCCGCAGGTCAGCAAAGAGGAATCCTTAATAATGCAATTAAACTTGCATACAATCCAAACAAGGC